ACGCCGTTGTTGATTGTGGTGATCGCGGCAGTCATGCGAATGTTGTTCACGCCACGGCTTAGGAGCCTACCCTGAACAGGGTTAGAGCCACCTGCCTGTCCGGTCGAAAACAGACCCTGAGACACATACCCCGTATACCCGGCTGGGATGGTGTAACTGCCTGTGGTCGTGTTGTTGTAATCGAACTTGATGATGTCGTATGTGGTCGCAGGAACGCCTGCGGTCACAGTACCTGTACCGATGTAGATGTCGCCCTCAGCGCTATTGCTTGAGCCTGCGGTTGCCACATAAGCGTAATTCACACGAAGAAGCGACGCGGTCATCGTGACGGCTGTTTGCCCGTTCATGGTGACCGTCTCGGTGACTTCGTTGTAGTTTGCATCGAGGCCCTGCACGACTACCGTGCGGGCGCCTGTACCTGCGGCTGTGTCGTTCGCGCTCGTCGAACTGACGGTCATCTGAATGGCAGACGCAGGAAAAGTGATCAGGCTTGGCAAAGGCCAAACCGATACCTGAGTCGTATCTACATCAGGGTTGAAGCCAAAGACAGTGACATTCCTGTGGCCTTGAATCTGACCACGAGATACTTGCAGTTCAAACGGCTCGTATGCCCCTTGTCTTGTGACTGAAGAGATGGTCGTTGCCATTAAGCGATTCCCGCTTGAACGACCTTCATGGTCACGGTGCCAGTGCCGGAATTAACCAGAACCTTCAGGCCCGTGATCGGGAAATTGATGTAGCCATCCTCGTTACCAGTCTTGCTGGTGATGGTGGAAGCCAATGTTGACGGGCGTGATGTCCGTGTTGATCACAACCGCATAGGTCGATCCAGTGCCAGTTCTTGATACGGTCTGTACCTTCATTTCTACCCCCAATTAGAAGCGGGGGCCGAAGCCCCCACTCATTTTCAACAAGCGCGTCCGCCGCGTTTCTTTCCTGCTGGTGTGACCGTTACAGACTTCTCAGTCTTAGTCACACTACCTTCTCCCTTGGACTTGGAGCCAAAGAGGCCCTTCATCGCGTCCACCGCTTTTTTGGCGGCGTTAGGGATCATGTTGCGCATCGCCTCATTCTCTTCTCTTTCGAGAGCGTAATGACGGTCATAGGCGCCTTTGGACATATCCTCGACCTCACCGCCGCCAGCCTTCTTCTGGAACTTGCTGTAGACCTCGTTGGATTGCGCTTTGGCCGCTTTCATGGCCGGGGCGTTTTCCTTAGCGAACATCTTCTGCAAGCGTCCTTGGGCAGGGGTTACCTTGCCGCCGGACTTGAAGGTGCCAGACAGTTGGTTGATGCTTACAGGCGTAGAAGGCTTTTTACGGCCTTGGGGCATCGCGACGGGACGACCTGATTCAACAGTACCCCCCGCCGCGTAGGCTTTTTTTGGTGAGCCACCTTTTTTGTAGCCACCGCCATTGCCCAACGCGACGCCACCAGTAGCGTAGCCACCACCGTTACCTTCTTTCACGCCGCCAGTTTTGCCACTGGTTTTGCCAGTGTACTCAGCGGTGTGCATCTTGGTGTTGCGATAAGCGCCACCTTGATTTTCGGTATTGATGATTCCGTTGCCAGTCAGTCCGCCTTTGGCGTACTTCTTGACATCGCCACCCTTCTTGTAGCCACCACCGTTGCCTAGAGCAACACCACCAGTTTTCAGACCTTTGTGGGCCTTGCTGGCAGGCTTAGACTCGTGAGACTTCAGTTCTTTTGCAAGACCTGACATCTTCTTCATCTCGCCCTTGTGTTCCTTCTCGGTCTCGCCACCCTTCTTCATCATCGGGGTTGCGGGAGCCTTAGGCTTTGCGGCCATTGCCTTGCGGCGCTGGGACATAGGAGGCTTGCCGGGTGTACGCACAGGTGCGTTAACAGCAGGACGGCCAACAAGAGCAGGAGTGCCCATGATCGCGCTCAGAGCGCCACCATCAGCCATCTTCTTGTGACCAGAACCTTTGTCGCCGGATTTCATTTTGGTCATCGATTTGACGGAGCCACCTTTCTTCAGTTTCAACTCAACTGAAGGTTCGGTGGTCATCATCTTGACCATAGGTTTGAATTGGCCCATGATGTGCCTCCTCAAACTTTCTGAGCATACACAACGGTCAGGCGATAGATGCCCTGAGTTGTGCTGATCGTGCCGTTAGGGTCGACAGTGATAACGACAGAGGTATTGCTACCAATGTCATCCATCGCCGCGCACTGAGCGGTGGTGAAAGAAAGCGCTACGCGACCGCCACCAATGACATCAGTTGCCGATAGGTACTGAGTACCTGCGGCGGCAGTGCCAATGGTTGCATTGATCGCAGTTGCGGTGCCACCCCCAACCACTTCGTCTTGGATGGTATCGAGGAAAAAGTCGATGATCTGAGAAGAAGCGGGGAGAGTCAGCGTCGCACTTGTAGCAGTACCTGCGGCGGCAGTGGTGACGGTCGTGGTCTGGCTCACGACGACGAATCCGCCGTCGGTAGAGTCAGTCAGCGTGTCACTACCTGTGCGCAGGGTAGAACCGATGTAAGTTTGTGACATATTGATCTCCTGTGAAGAGGGGGCACAAGGCCCCCCACTCGGTTTTTAGACGCCCGGAGTGCCATACATGGCACGGGGATCAGTGAAACCGACATCGTAACGCTCTGTCGCTTTGTAGCGCATAGAGTCAGTTTCGAAGTCACCTTCCATCGTCTTCTCCAACTTACGGCGCATCATGAGTTTCATACCCTCAGGAGCGTCGGTCTGCACCCACCATGCGGTGGCGCTGGTCAAACGAGACAACACAGCGGCACCTTCGTCAAGCAAGCCGATAGACTTGATTGGGTTGATGTCGTTGTTTGCGTTACCAGCACGCAGAACAGACTTCAACAGAACTTCGGCTTGGAAGATGTTGCCGGGAGCCACGACCAATTGGCGAGGCACCAGACGAATCTTCTTGCCGTTGTTGTCCACAGCCTGACGGATTTGGATCAACTGTTCAACTGAACGCCGTCACCACCGGGATAAGCGGAGTTGAACGCACGGTTCAGCACATTGGCGCAAAGAGTTTCTTTGGTCTCAATGAGAGACTGAGCCAAGTGACGAGCATAGACTTGACCAATACGGATATGGTCACCGTCTTCCACCAGCACTTTGGTCAATGCGAAGGCGAGGCCATACACATTGTAGACATAGCGCTTGAGGAAGAGAACGCCACCCTGCTGATACGAAACCGGAGTTCCGTCAGGCAGTTGAGGAGCGGCGCCAAAGCCATACAACACAGGCTCTTCGTGATAGTTGCGAGGAATACCTTCTTGTTCGCGGAAAACACGCGACCATTCATCGGTACGCTGATCGTAGACACCGTCGAAACATTCGTTAAGAATTGGTTCGACAATGCTACGAAAGTCGGTACTGCGCATCGGAGCGGCCATGATCTACCCCCTTAAATGGCGTTAACGGACGCTTGGAACTGCGCCTCGTTGATGGTTGCACGCACAATCGTGTACGCATCGCCCCAAGCGTTATCGGGGTACGGAGCAATATCAACAATACGCATCTGACCACTGTTGCCAGCGCCGACGAGCGTAGAGGAAATAGTTGCTTGAGAAAGGCCAGTCACATTAGAACCAGCAGTGGTGTTGCTGAGGTCAGCCTCATCACCGATAGCAGTTTGTGCAACAGAACCGTCAGCCTGAATTTCATAAACGATCAGAGGATCGTTGTAGAAATAAGCCACGCAAGAACCAGTCTGGTATGCAGTAGATGCAGGCCAGTAGTTCGATACGCGACGGCGACCAGTGGTATCAGTCCACTCGACACCAGCGAAGGCGCCAGCAAAGGCGTCGCCAGCGGCGGCAGGTTGAATAACTCCACCAGTCACATACTTGACGGGTTGACCCTTAAGAATATCGGACGAGTAGCCCGAAGCGATACCGTTAGCAAGCGCTTGAGCGCGATCCAGACCAGAAGGATGGAACGCAGGGCGCATACCGAACGGAGCGTTAGTCGAAGACATAGTCTTACTCCTTGTTTAGTTAAACTGCCTTTACCCTTGGAATGTGGGCGCGGGCATCGGTTTGTCAATGTTGTCCAGACCGTCACCTTCGATTTCACCCAGTTGGCGTCCTTTGCTGTCTCGACCTGCAACCTGCTCTGCTTGGACACGAATTTTGTTCGCCTCCTCAAGCGGTGCCTCGTGGTGGAAATGAGCCATAACCTCCTGATAGATGTCCATAGGAATCTTATACAGAAGCATCTCATTGCAAGCCACGAAACCAGTGTGTTCGCCAGCCTTTACGCGGTGATTTTCAAACCCGGGCACATCGTCAGCCTTTACAGGCACATAGCCCAAGCGAATCCGCTTATCAATGCTGTCGTAACTATTAGTTGTCGACAACCAGCACAAATGCCAACCCGGAATTTCGGGGACTTCTGGCAATGCTCTTTGTGTCCATTCATCCTTCCACATCTTGCGACGCTCATCGGACGACACGAAATTATCTTGTGGAGCGGCACGCACTTTATCTTCTACAGCGCGATTTTCCCGGCCTCCAGCCGACAATGATTTTTTCAAACGAGAATCCATTTTTTCACTCCTTTACCGTTGGTTACTGTTGCGTGCCTCAATGGCATATCGACGAATCATCTTCGCCCGCTTATCTGGGTCATCCCACATTCCTGCGTCTTTCATTGCTCTCACCTGATCGGGTGATAGCGTGAAGGTGTTTTTGCCTCCACTACTTGACGCACTCTCGCGGCCTGATCCAGTCACAGCACTCCTTGGTCTAGAGTTCCGAATCGGTTTCTCATCGGTTTCACCAGTATAACGGTGCGGTAAATATTTTTGCAAGCGATTGTCAAGTTCTTCCCAATACTCTGCTGTCTTGGGATTCCAGCCCTCTTCACCCATGGCCTGATCGATTGCCAGAGCCACTTTTGAGTCGGGGTCTTTGCCTTGTGGGTCATACCAAGAGTTGTTGCTCATCCATGCACTGGCGAATCGCTGAAGTTGCGGATCGGGCGCCTGAATCGTGCGCTGTTTTTGCGGTGCGACAGCCTTTTTCTTGATTGCCTCAAGCGCCTCGAATTGACGGCGGGCTTCAAACCATTTAGGCGTGCAATATCGCTTCCGTGCGACTTTTTCTCCAAAACAGAGAGCCTCTCAAGCAATTCTTGGTTCTGACGCTCCAAAAGGGTCAACTTGACATCCTTTTCTGCGTTGACCTGCTTGTGATACTCCTTGCGTGCGCGGCGTTTCTGGCGTTTTTGCTCCCTTAGGCGCTCTGCCTCGGGGTCAACCTCGCCTCCCATTGCCATTTCACGCTGTCTAGCGGCCTCATCGTCCTCATCAGACCCCACATCGTGGTCTTCTGACTCGGCATTTGCCTCGGCCTCGGGCGAAGGGATGCTTGCAGGCAGTTCGATGGTCGCAGAACCATCTTTTTCTTCCTGAATCGCAATGACTTCGACCTGATCTTTGTCTTGTGTCTCGTTACTCATACGAATGCCCTCATCTCAAGTGGATTTCCGGTGACCTTCGCGATGATTTCGTGATCGTTGAGGATCATGAACAAGGCTTTTTCCTCGTCATCACCCACTTCGACCTCCCATCGGTCGCCACCCCATTTAGGAACGCGGATGTAATCACCCGGCTCACACCAAGAACCTTCCGTCAGCGGCACTACCCGCTTCCGGCTTATTTGTCATCTTCTTCTTCCTTTAGTAGGTTGTTGAGAATGGCGAGAGACTCCTCCAAACCCTGAAGTTGGCCGACTAGCCTTTGATACGACTCAAAATTGACGCAGTTACCTGCGGCCAATGACTCGGCGATCTCGGCTCTACGCGCTTTTACAGCGCCAATGAAGTCGGACACATACCTCATGCGTTGTTCTTGTCCACGCCTTTGTTCTGGGAGAAATTCCCATGGTCGCTGTTGGCTTCTGGTTGAGTCGCTTTTGATCCCTCTTTCAATTGTTGACCGTTGATCCATGCGCCAGCGGCATTGCGATGCTGTTGGCGTACTGCTTCGGACTGCTCGTCTTTAAGGGTGACTGACATGATTAACCTCCTAGGTTGCGTTGAGTTGCTTCGTTAAGTTTGATTGCAGTTTCGGACTGCTCCTTTTGCAGTTTCGCCTCGTCAACCGTCAGTTCGGCGGTCTTGATGCGCTCCTGCGTAAGGTTGTTTTCAGCGTTCATCGCGATCTTGACCTGACG